TTGTACTTAAACTCCCCTGTTTTGGAGTCGTACTCGGCTACTTTTGCCTTGATGGCTGCCTCTCTAAGGTCTATTCTAGCCAAGAATCCACCTAAGAACACCCAAGGTACAGCACTCAATAGGACCCCGAAGAAGAATCCGAACCCAAAAGCCTTGTTCATGTCATCGTTCATATGTAAAACCCCAATGTTTTTTGATGTTTTGGCGTGCCCAGTGAGCCCAGAAATTGGCCTCATCTATGTTTATGTTATAGCGGTCCCAAAACCTCATTTTTTATCAAAACCCCAATGTTTTTGGAGGTGATTTGGCGGACCTAAGCCTTGCCGCTTTAAGGACTGTGATCGGGAGACCTCATAGACCTATTTGAGCATAGGGAAGATCTTGAACTTCCAATCCTCCGGGATCTGATTCATCCGACTCATCTTGTCCACATGCATCATACACTCGTTGGTATTATTATATGGACCATAGATCTCTTGGACTAGATTGTACTCATCTTGTATAGCTACACAGTACATGACTTCGCTCCTAAGGTTGCAGATCCGGCCACGGACATGATATCTCCACTATGTTGGACATGGTGTGAGTTATGTTCCGCTCTGGCAATTTCTCAATGACCCAGTTCCAAGCGGACTCCTCCGTATTGAACGGGCCGAACGTCTTAAACGGAACTAGGGTATCTTCGCCCCAGTCTTCCTTACGATAGTCAGAGAGAACTACAATGTATTCCATGGCTTCGCCTCAATCGCATTCAGTAAAAAGGAAATGGGCCGACTTAGCCCTTGTCTTCCGTTACGCCCATGTTAGGCAGGATGTTACTAAAGAAGTGTAGGTCTGCCTTTTTACCTGCTTCTGGGCGGGATCTTGCCTTCCCTGATTTCACTAAACCAAAGCTTCCGTCAGCAAGTTTACATTCACACTTCCAAGACTTGCCACTTATTGTATATCGGAGGAATCCAATATATAGTTCTAGCTCTCTTGTATTTGGGACTTGTTGCCAATTCATGGGCCTACTTCCCCCTTGTCTTCCGTTACGCCCACCAACCTTACCTCTTCGTATCTCCACCACTCAAGCCGATCAATCTTCATGAGTTCGTTATTAGCCCACTCTCTTAATGCTTCACTTGATGGGAATGGCCCATAGGCAGATAGAATGTTTCCGTCTTCATCTATGAGTACTGCTATTAGATTCATTCAGACATCTCCATTACGACCGAGGCTAAGAAAAGTCCAAAACAGAAGCCTGACGCCATCCAATTATACCATGGGTTAGGATTATCAGAGTTCATAGCAATGAACAGATTAAGTACAGCAAAGAACAAAGAGGTTATCATGGAAGTCCTAACCACAGTCAAAAGGTGTCACTAGGGGCGAACGGGAAGGAAGGGCTACGTCAGCCCATTTCTCTTTTACTGATGAGTTCTTTAAACTTGGCCGCTCTGGTAGCGAACCCAAAGAATGCTACAGCAGATACTGGATGCATATATCCAGTACTGCAATGCTTAGCATAATACAAAACCCACTTAGCAGGAACAAGAGGATAAGCTCTTCTCCATTCTTTGTAGTAGATCAAGATGATGGGATTCATTACGTTGTCGCCCTTAACTGAGGACAAGAGCCGCGTCACCGCACTCCTCCATTATACATTCTCTTTTACTGAAGTCAAGAACAACTCTGAAGAATATCAAGACAACTCCTCCGGAGAAGGTGGGGTTCTGAAGACTTCCCCTCCTTGGTTAGAGCACTGGTCGCCCCTGTTGCTATTCTCTTTTACCGTGTGCTTATGAGATTCTGTAGTGGCATGGTCGGGGGAACCCCAATCTTCGTTCTGCCGGAGCCCGGTGCTAGTCGCAACCGTCCGTCATTCACTGCGATTCAAATATGACTAAACACACCGAGAATCAAGAACATTCGTGCAAGAATTTCAAATTCAGAAAGATTCTGGAAAGTTACTAAATGTAGGCACATATCTATTGACTCCGACAAAAAGTAACTGCAGGTCCTGACCACTGCGGATCTGTGGCACCAAGGCGAACTGGGAAGCTGGGCGGTGTCAAGGTGGAAGTCGGATTTTCTCGGGGATGGGGAGGGGTCCTAGTTCCGGGAAAAATTGGATTAAACGCATTCCGCCCCTTTCGGGCGGAATGAACTGCATAGTACAGCCCAGTCACCCCAGAACAAAAAAGAGGGAGAGCAATCGCCCTCCCCCCTCTATCGTATTTTGAATCCTCTAGGGACTCGGATCGTCAGAGATGATCCTTCGTATACCATATTGCTGAATCCCTTCTTCGAGTAGGCTGAAGGGTAAGCGATAGGTGTTCCACCTTTAGTGAACCAGCCGCCAGACGTTCCGTCTAGTGTCGGCTCTGTGAATTTTTCGTCTTCGATGATCGGGACGTGTGCTGTTACCCCGAACATTGATCGGATCTTAGTTCTGTCTTTGGCGTCTTCGCGTTCTGCCGCCTTAATCCAGCTCATCTTGACGTCTCCGTTTTGTGTGTTTTGCACGCGAAATGTACTCCATTTCACGCTCTAACTCAGCAATATCGTCCTTTAGTGACGAATTCTCGGTCTCAAGAGAGGCAATTCGAGCACGAAGTACCCGAATTACCTCAGTTTCCCCATCAATTGTGCTAACTTCTGCCGTCATTGTAACTCGAAATCCCTCTGAACATCGACAAAATGATCAAAATCGCCACAAACTTTAATACACGCATTCAGCACCCCTCGCTCCATTTTAAGAGACTTTGTCCCAAAGTCAAGAGGGGACGGAAACTTTCCGCCCCCTCGGATCGGACTACACGGGAGCGGTCAATGCTTCGAGTTCGCTGAGGTCTTCGACCTCGGAATCGGTCGGAGCTTCCGGCTCCGCAGGAGCAGCAATCAATCGGGCCGCGTCTCGCATCGCCAGCAATGCTTCGGCTCGCTTCGAGGTGCGTGGGCCGGTACGACGCTTGAGAGGAGGGAAGATAAGCTTGAGTTCATCCTCAGTGGTGCCAATCTCCCGCAGATCTTTTCGGGCCGCTGTGATGTTCTGTTGGAGCGAAGCTAGCTTGATTCCAAGTGTTGCGGCCAACTGTTCGTTGGTCTCACCATTGGCGGCGGCGGCTGCGTAAGCTGAGCGAAGTTCTGTAACTGTGACCATGATTTTACCCCTATTGTCCGGCTTTGCCGGGTTTCGAAAAAATCGGTCTGGAACATACCAGACCTATTAGTCTTCACATTCTTCGTAACACTCTTCATCAATCCCGAAAGTAGTGGCTACGTTCTCGGGAATATCATCGTAGTTTGAAAAGTTCTGGGTGTCTTCGCTACCATCGTGATAGAACCCATAGAACGCCATACCACCTTCGAAGTACATGGCATCAATCTGAAAGCCTAAACTTTCCATATGTCTGTAGAGTTCAATCGGTGGCGACCACGCTGTATCAAATGCGATTGAGCCAGACACAACTTCTGACGAATGGGAATCATCCAGAGATGGGGTTGCTTCTTCAATATCCCATTTGCAGCCCCATCTGCATACGCACCAATCGTACCAGTCTGGGTGTTCGTACTTTGCTCGCATTTCTTCTGGGTCGTCGCTATTCGGAGCTGACCGTTCCAGCAATTCAGGTGGGCATGGTAGCAGGTTAGAGAACTGAAACGCTCCCATGTTGTACTTGTTGTAGAGTTCTCTTGAACATGAGAATTCCACATAGTTGTTGCACCAGTTTGGCATGGTAGATTCCCTAGAGGATGTGAACTGGAACTGACTGAATCATATCAGAGGCGATAGCCTCTGTCAATATGTTTGATGCGAATACTCGCATCTTGAATTCATTTCCTTCTCTCTGCTTGTTCAGGCAAACTATGTCAGCAGAGAAGGCGAATCTGTCACCTGTTACGAAGTGTCGGCACTTATACGGATTGTAGGTCACTTCGTAACAATCGACACCAACTGTGAAGTAGTCGGGACGATCGCAGATGAACCCCTGTACGTAGGCGTGAACTTCTTTCCTCTTGTTAGCAATTACACGTTGCCGAACTTTCTCATTAACGAGAAAAGTTGCGTCTTTCAGAAAAATGCAGTCGGTATGAAACCGTACTACACCCTGTTTCACTGACCAGAGGCCGGTGTGGAGATTGCGGTAGATCCGGCAAGGTTTCTCGGGATTGAGAAGGGCCAATTGGCCCTCATGGCTGTTTGCAATCGGTTTACTCATGGCGGTTAGACTCCAGAGCCTTGCTCATGTCGATGATGTGTGTCGGATCTTGATCGTTGATGTCTGCCCAGATGATGATACGAGGAACCCCATCATACCACTCGATGACAATAGGAGCATAGTCCCCATCGTAACATCCTGTTCCGGTGTGCCGAATTGTGATTCCATCAGAGATAATCTTTGCGGAAATTTCTGATTTTGAATTCTCTGGCCAATTGATTTCCACTGTTGACTCCTTTGGTTCGTTGTTTCTTATACACCCATTGTATCACACATGTTTCTAATGTCAATAGCAATTAGGCAAAAGATTGAGACAGAAGACACAGAAACACGTTCCGCCATGACAGGCGGAACGAACAGGAAGGCTCAGGCCCGGCGAGCCGAGGGGAGGTATTCCCTCCCCCTTACTCACCGCCCGTCCTTATATCCTAGGATTCCTTTGAGCATTCCCGCAATCAGGACAATCATGAGCCAGAAAAGCAATCTCATTCGACCCCCTTTCACGCGGAATATGAGAATTCCACGTTCTCGGATTTGAGAGTTCGAATAGCTTTTGCGGCGTTAGATCCCTTCGGCTGTACTCCGTGAATCAGTAGAGCAAAATCCTGATTGCGAGTTTCAGGGTTTGCGGCGTGTTCATCCGTGTGGTCAATTTCGAGAATTGTTTCACTCGGATGAAAAACTACCTTGACAGAACGAAGCCCATAGGTGTCGATCATATCATCCTTGCGACCACCGCGAGAAGCTGTGAGCACAAAATTCTCAGGAATGATACCAATCTGATTCACCCAATATGGCAGGCTTTTCGTATAAGCGTAAAACAATCGGTCAGGATTCGCAAGAGCGATAGCCAACCACGCATTGAAATAATTTTGATTGAAAAAATCCCCGGCAACGTGAACCCGGCAGACTCCTAAATTCTTCGGCATAGCCGCCAGCAATTTGCTGGCCATTTGTTCAGTCGTCAGTCCTTTCAGTTCTGCAAAATTTGCAGAACGTAGTTTTCGCACGTTCGTGAAAATGACTTCCTGAGAAGCAGAAAAACATCGGAATTCAGTATTTGGACCGTCTTGAATGCGGAATCCTTCGGGAGTCTCAACAACTTTCGAAAGGCACTCATCCGCGAACGGGCACGAATGTCCAGAAAGAATGTCGAAACTGTAAACTTTCTTGCCTTTGGGAAGGTATTTGGCGATTGCAGGAACGCCGGATAATGCCTTGATCTTGACGTTAGCTGGTGAGAACTTCATAGGTTTACTCCGTAAACTAGGGGTGATTGACTTGACTGGTGCATTGTAACACACTATCAATAAGAGTCAAGCGAAAAACTCACGATTTGAGTCGCTTGGAAGTTACTGAAGTGACACCCGCCACAAGTGGCCGGGTGTAACAGGAAGGCAGAGGTCTTTCAGCCCACCAACAAAAAGAGCCTAGCAATTGCTAGGCTCAAAGTGTCCGGACTTGTGACCGGAAAGTCGCATTACAAGGGGGATTTCTCCCCCTTCCACTCTGCATGTAAGTAGCCCACTCAGGGCTTCGAACCCCGTTCTCGGTCGTCAGCTATCAGCGGTTAATTACTCCGTGACCCTATCCGCGTGTTAACCCACGTATTCGGTTGACTGACAGGCGTGTTTTCGCCAGATAAACTAAGTGGGCGTGGTGTTTTAATCAGCAACGATCTGAATATCGGACCACTCAAGATCGTCGGAGTCTCTCATTGCATCACAGATGCTTTCTGCGATGTAGTCCTGTCGTTCTGTTACTGAGAGCTTAATATACTCTTCTCCTGAGATAATCTCAGGAATGGATTCATTCTCTCCAGTATACTGGAACTTAATCTTTCTGGCAGGAATTCGGCACCAGCCCGAGAACTCAACAACAACTTCGTCTACGCCAACCATTTTAGTCCCCTTAGTTTTTCAGTGTGGTTTATAAAATAAGCCACACAGGGTATTTAAGCTTTTCAAGCTTGTGTTAGGTACTTCGCACGTTGGGACGTTTGAAGATTAGCCGATAGGCCCCTAGGCTGTTTAATGCCCCCTGTGTGTCACCCGACTGACGCCGGGAATTATAGTGGCATCAATGGAATTGGATCGATAACTAAGTCATCGACTGAGATTTTCAACATTTCTAGATTTGACTCGAAACAATCATCATCTTCCAGCATGATGGAATATATGTCGTCGAAGACAAATTGCTGAAGTTGTTCGAGTGTCATTGACTCGACTACCAAGTTTGCTAGTGATTCTACTTGTTCTGGTGTTGGTTTCATGGGGTTATTATACCATCAGTAAAAGAGAAGTCAAGACCTTTTTCGCAACGCATTGATAGTCAGCCTGAGACTGATCTCAGCCTGTTCTATCGTTGGCCCCTGTCCATGACAATTGGCAAATTCACCACCCAATAACGTCAAACGATAGAGTCTGGCAAATACGTCATAGTGGGTATGGTACTTTATTTTGCTGCTCATAGTAAAATTATACCATCAGTAAAAGGAAAGTCAATCTAGAAACTCAACCTTTGTGGCAATTGCCATCAGATCATGCTCACCATTCCCGAGATTGAATTCTTTCCCGATGTAGTAAGCGAGGATGTGATCATTCGTACCATTGATGTTGGTGAACAGATGATCGCCGTTAGAGAAGTAGACTTTGATTGATCTCATGGTGGTCTCAGTTGGGTGTTATGTGCTAGCCGCCACAAGTGGACGGCTAGAACAGGAGGAAAGGGGCCTTTCAGCCCATGACTTACTCCAGTAGTTTCTTAAGTTGTGTTTGAACGCCTAGGACCGACCTCATGGCCTTCATATTGTATCCATCCAAGATGAGCTTTTCAAGCTCTGAGCGGAATTCCTCAGTTTCTTCAGAGGAGAGCGGGCGGAAACTCTTGTTCTCAACTTTTCGCTGGTAGAAGGAAAGATTGCCTTCTCCATCGCAACTTTTAACCATTGTTGTGACCCCACCGATTGGGGCAGTTCCGACACAATCACAGGAGAATTTGACCAATTGAAACATGGGCTAAAGCCTTCTGAAAATTGAAAATACCTATCGTCCTGACCACTAGACGAACACGAAGTGTATTGGATTCGAACCAATGTAATAGGCTGGCTTAAAACGAGGCCCGCCCGATAGGTCTGCTGGAATGAACCCCATGAACCTATCGAGCCGCGACCTCAAATGACCCATGCGGGTAATGCTCCCGCTCCTTCGCAGTGAAAGTGCGACGTCATGACTTCACAACTAATGGGCCGAAAATCCCGCACTCCTAGTGAGTGAACACTTGTGTGCTTATTTACACCACCTGATGAATCAGGGCGGGATTTGAATTATAGCAACAAATATGTTGCTGTCAAGTGGGCAGTCATGGAATCGAACCATGTGTGCGGCCTTATAAGGACCGTCCTCAAAACCGTCGAGGACACTACCCAAGTTCCTATGGAACTTACTTCGCCACCAATTCTCGGACCTCATACACCTCTTTACCGATTTGGGCTTGAATCAGCCCCTCGTGGGCAATGGAGCGATAGCCCTTGTTGACGAGGTCATAGACTGTAATAACTTTGGCGGACTCAGGAGCGGCCTTCCCCGTACCTGTAAGGTGCTTCTTCACGTTCAGCATGCAATTCATGCGGCGGGGTTCGTTGTTGCTACGACTCTTGAGGAACAGGACGCTGAAAATGGTCCCATTGGTGGCTTTGATCTTTTCGATGAGTTCGGCTCGTGAAACGTACTGCATGGCTTCGCCTCTTAGGGGTTAAAAATGAAACAGGTGAATTTGTGAGCCCATTATAGCGAACTTTAGTTCGCTTGCAAGGTCGTATCTGGAAAATTGCTCTTTGAGAATTCCTTGTCGCTGAGCAAACTCACGACTCCATCCTGAAGGTTCTTGGCCAACATGTGACACATGGCAGCGTTCAGATAGATCGTGGGGAATCCTTCCCCCTGAATTGCCATCATGTCACGATGGCGGTAAATCTGTAGTCGTTTGCAGTCCACAATCATCCTTTCTGTAATTAAGATCTCTCATACTCGGATGAGATTTGAAAGATTCATGCCAGATTCTGGGAGTTTCAAACACTAGCCCACGATCCATGCATGGAATGAAGTATGCAATTTCTACTCCATTGCGGAAGTAGTGATAGCACTCGTAGTGACTAAACCTGTAGAGATACCGTGTCTCTTTAACCTCAAACAGGAGGATTTGGTCAAAATCGATTGATTCTTCAAAATCTGCACGATACATGGCTTTGTCCTAGATGAAATTAGTGATGATACCACCATCACTGCACACGTTAATTCTATCACAGAAAGTCTGGGCGTCAAGCTCTGTTTCAAAGATCATGATGCCATTCTCATTGGTGATAAAATCACCATAGATGTTGACAATGCCAAAGACAGAGTTGATAGGCTTGACTTCGTACATGGTTGTCTCAGTGTGTCGAGTAGTGCGTCCCGCCACAAGTGGCCGGGACGAGCGGGAAGAAAGGGGAGGGGCAGGGCCTTTCGACCCCACCCCTCAGGGCGGCTAGGGGACACCCCTGAACCCTAGCCACCATATTCGAGGCTTTAGCCTCACATCAGTTGGTTGACAATCGCAGCAACCAGATCATGTCCAAACTTGGCAAACTCTGAAGTGTAGTCATCTGCCCCACGAGTGTAGTGGTGAGCAAGTTCATGCACCATAGTCTCGCTCAGTTTCTTGTTCTTTTCCCAGAGCATAACTTCCTGTTTGCCCGTACTGTACAACCCGAGGAATCCCGGATGGCAATTGTCCTTTGTGTTGTACATAATCAGCTTTGGCCGACTCATTCCACCAGAAAGTCCGACCGTCTCAATCAATTCGCAGATGTTGTGATAGTGCTTCAGCACTGCCTCACTAGGTGGCGAGATTAGAAACCCCTTAATCTCTGCTTCGCAGACTTCCTTCAGACCATCCAATTCTGGAACAGCCTTGATGACAGATTTGTGCCAGATCGGGGCGATGGCTGTGCAGTTTGCCACCGTGAAGTTCGACGGGCACAATCCCACCTTGCCAATGAGTTCTCGCCAAACTTCAGTGAATGAATCACTCAGAGAGTGGTATGTTTTGCCGGTCTCAACTAAGTCCAGATTTGCCAGAACCGCATCTCGGATCTGTCGGAGTTTTGTCGTATCCTGCTCGTAGTAGGTGATATGGTACTCAATGCTATTGAGCAAGGAATCAGAGCTACCCGTGCGACACTCGTTGATGTCGAAGTTCATGTTGTAATCAAACAGGGAATCTTCCTTGAGTTCCCGAATGAAAACACCCTTCCGATAGATTCGGCACTTCGAGACAGTGTCTTTCTCGACAACTTTGTTCTCCTGCTTCCCTACGAAATGCAGGAAGTATTTGCCGATGTTGTCGAAGTATTCCTTCGCGAGATCGGTATAGGGAACGAAGACCGCGACCTCATCGTCAGACGCTTCAATCTTATTCGTCAATGTGATCAGAGTACTAGGATCGGTTCCTTCCTTTGAACCATCAATCGCGTTAGAGATCCATTCTCGCAATCCGAGGCAGGCAGTAGGCCAATCGAGCGTACCATATTCCAACGCAACGTTGAGTGGGGCTTTCTTGCGACTATGACACATGAGAACCTGCTTAAAGGGTTCCCCGTCAGACTTGAGAATCTCTTTCGTCTCAAAGACTACTTTCTTCCCATTGATCATGAAGATCGGGGACGTACCATAGGCTCGCATCCACGCAAGGGTCCCGAGTAAGGTCCCCGATCCGAACTGACCAATTTTGTCTGCCTTGCCACGAGAGGTGCTAACACCAAGAGTGAACATGTCTTCCGGAGTTGTAACGGACTTGCTAACGATTTTAACGTACTTCATGACTGTCTCTCAACTAGGGGTTTTTAACTGACACACGCATTGTAGCACAACAATTGTGCTTGTCAAGTGAGATTCTTTTGGCTCAGGTATTTGGCTTGATTGCCCACCGCCACGCCTGCCGGTGGGAACAGGAAGGAAGGGGCCTCTCAGCCCCCTCCCTCGGGTCTCTCACCACCCTACCCCCTAGGCGGCAATCGCCAGTGCCTCAGCACGGTCGACTGCGGGGTCCTCAAGGGCCATCAGGGTCTGATCCATACGGGACATTCGATCGCCACCCTTACCCGCACGCTGGACGTGCTGAACATACCCCTGAACGCTGTTGTACGCTATAAACCGAGAGACCATGAAGTCCCCGCCGAAAGTTCGGCCAGTCCGATAGCATTCGGACATTACACGCTTTACAATCGCTTCGGTACGATTCTTGTGAATCGTGACTGATCGCGGAGTCGCATCAGACGCGAGCGGGTAGACGGCATCGAGGAAACTCACAAGCGAGACTTGTCTCGCTTCCATTTCTGCGACGGTCTCAGTCACCGACTTCCAGCCCTCTTTCAGGCCAGAGAACACGTCGATCAGTTCATTCAGGCGAGGCCGGAGCGACTGAGTGTGACGAATTGAAACGCTGGTTCCAGACACTTGCTTCAGGCGAGCAAGATTCAAGCAGGCATCTCGGAACATACCGAGAGACGCACGGAACGGACGATCATCATACCCCGCCGAGACGATCATGCGTGGGAAGATGTTGTCGGCAGTCCCGTAAACCGCTTTGCGGTGCTCGCGAGTAGGCTCGATAACCACGTAGTGGCCGTTTCGCCAATGGCACTGGACGTTGACACCATCATCGAAAGCAGCCTGAGCGGCCTCAACCAGAACGACAACATCGTCAGTGGTGTGCGGCGAATACTTCGCCGTCACCGCATTCAGGCAGGAATTGTCGTCGGACTTGAAAAGCCCGTAATAGGGCGTCTTAAACCCGTCCGGACCTTCCAGACGCAGTTTGTCAACAGTAAAGTTGAAAGTAGAGCGAACAACGTCAGCAGCAGAAATCAAAGTAGTCATACCAATTCTCCAGAAACAGGGGTTTTAGGCGGCGAATTGCCACCAGACAGGTACATTGTACCAGACAACGTTCCGTTGTCAAGCACAAAACAGAACTTTCCGAGGAGCACCAGAGTAACACTAAGTGTCACCCGCCACGCCTGCCGGGTGAAACAGCAAAGGAGGGGCTCGTCACCCCTCTCATTTCCTAGAAATTGTCATTGTCTAACACTAAGCATGTTGAAATCATACAGATGATAACAACAACTATCCAGACCATTATGCTATTCATCAAATTCGATCCCGATTAGATTGGCGAAAGCCAATTGATTACGGTAGAGGCGTTCCTCGTCCTCGTGGAAGCGGATCTCTCGTTGTGCGTCAGTGTCCGCACAATAGGCTTCAAGCCGGAGTTCCTTTTCAATCTCGCGGTCTTCAGCTTCCTGCTTTTTGATCTCGGCGGCGGTTTTCTTCGGGTGAAGGAGGTCTTTGGCCGTTCGGCCAGTGCGACCATGCAGCCTAGGCGGCAGCAGAGAATTGGGAATCTCAATAGCTTCGCTCCAAGCATCATAGAGACCTTTCAATAGGTCTCGGGCCGGAGTCTTCAGGGAATCAATCTGCTCAATCAAAGTCATAGTCTGGCTCATCGTAGGGGTTTTCCAATTCAAGAATTGCAAGGATTAAAGCGTCACGACTTGTGATGCGTATTCTAGGGAACTCTCCGAATTTAGCAAGGTACTTCCGGGTGTATTCTTGCCAGAGTTCTTTAATTGTTGCTTCCATGGCAGAACTTCTTTCTGCCTAGGCTTTCTCTAGGATTTCGGCATATCTGACGCCGATTTTCTGGACTTCGGGAATCCAACCAGTTCCCTGTCCAATGTCGGCTTCAGCGATCGAAAGTCCCAGAAGTAGGAATTCATCTACTGCACAATCTCCGGGATCTTGCAGGTTTCTACGATAGGCCTTTTCAGCCCTGCCGACAAAACCCGAATCAATCAGCAAAACCTCTTTGACTCCCGTTTTGCTTTCTTGTTCTCGGATTTTCGCAACAGCTTGACGAACGTTCATATCTTACCCCTTAATGTTGTGGGCCGCTTCGTGAATCAATTTGGCCGTTTTCTCTGAATTATCCAAATCACCATTCTGTACCTGATCAATCATGTACAGAGACAGAGCACGAATAACAATCATCAACTGTTCTTGAGATAGTGAGTTCATAGTCCCTCGTGTGCTTGAATGTGTCGCTTAAGTGCTCACCGCCACGCCTGCCGGTGAGAACGGAAAGAAAGGGGCCTTTCGGCCCCAGTCCCCACCCCCGTGTTTCAACCGTTTAGCATTCCGCCATGTCTAGGCCGACAGAGAATTTCCCAAACCAGAGATGCAGACTGATCAGCGATTCCGTCGCAAAGTCGATAGATGCTGATCTTTTCTTTTTTACAGAATTCCTCGATTGTGCATTCCGAGTAAACGGATTCCCCGTCGTCCGATATACTGGAAACATATTTCATCCAGTCCATCGGATGGACACGACAATGGAAGTCGTCCGCTGTGTCAATTACAAAAGTCACAGGAACATCAATCACCGTTGTGAATACTTCGCTCGATAGTTTGAAAATCGTGCTTGTATCTCGTTTTTCGCTAATCATGGTACACTCCTTAAGATGATGGCGTTCAGTGTGTTCACAGGTTTCCCCCTAGGCCCACTCCAATTTCTGGAGGAATCGGCTTACACCGTTAGGGCGTGACACTTTAAGAGTTTCCTCGCTGGCGGTTCTTCTTTCCTACTGCGTTGAGGACACGAACCTGCTGAATCAAACCATTCTACGGCACACTCAAAGTTAACGTCAGTTGAGTTGCGAACCTATTGACGAGACTACCAATACTTTTTGAGGAAAATCTCTTGCTTCTGAAGTGGAGCCATAAACCGGATAAGGATGTTTTTGCTTACGGTGCAAGTCACACCTTCCAAAAGATCATAAACCGTCTTGCAAGAGGAGCAAACTGTGGAATCGAACCACTAAACCAAACCCTGCACGTCAGCCCTGTTGGACCGCTAGGTAAGTTTGCTCAAGACTACCAGAGCCTATCAATGTTGTCGGGATCGACCGACACCAGAATATACCGTTCTCCGTTGTTCACCTTGAGACCACCATTCTTGATTCCCTCGATAACCTTCTCACTTGGAACCATTATATGTGATTCCTTCCGGTTTGTCGAGGGGTTGATACAAACAACCTTACAGAATTCACAGTTTTCAGCAATGTCTTGCATGCAGATCTCAGCCCAGCATTCAATAGTGTTGATCACTTCGTTTCTCCGTATGTCGTATTGTTTGCTACCCGCCACGCCTGCCGGGTAGAACGGAAAGAAAGGGGCCTTTCGGCCCGTGTTTCAACTTCTCTTTTACTGCTCGATTCTCACGTTTTTATTATTCGCGAAATCGAACATATTTCCACGACATCATCATTCTCCTTATGAGGGATTATATCAGAGAGACTTTAACCTGTCAATCCTACCATGCTTTTAAAGCTTTGATTTGTTTGATGATGGCACTCATCTGGTCACAGGCAATAGCCTTTTGTGATTTACTGAGGCCGACTCCAATCTGGGTATATCCTCGCCAGATCGGAACTTTTGGGACGCACGCTTGATCGACATCTGACATCGATGTCTGAAGCTGTGTGTATAGCTCATCAGGGATAAGACCCTTAAGGGCATGAATCATACCCCAAAGGCTGTCTCGTTCTACTTTCGCTACTTCTGCATCTTTTTTGTATACTGTGGCCGTCATGTCTATCCCTTTGTTGTATTGTTTGCTACCCGCCACGCCTGCCGGGTAGAACGGAAAGAAAGGGGCCTGTCACCCCACCCCCTATTCCTCTTTTACCGGCCCCACGTCCTGTTGCTTGCCACACTACCCTCTAGGGCACCCTCGGCGATTACAGCTAGGGCGGTCTCTCTACCCCCCACTACGTTCCTCGCAAGCCTACGAGCCTCTAAAGCATTCTCCGCGTCGATGTAAAACGCTGGGAGGAAAACCTGTTCCCCGTCTCGTTCCGTTGTTGCCATAATCTCAAAACGTCTCATGGATTCCTCCGGAATCCCGATCGGGACAAGGCCCGACCGGGTGGTTAATAAAGCCAATGTTTTTGGAAAAGTCGTTTTTCGTCATCCCGAGCGGGATTATACTGGCAGATGCTCGTGATCCATCACAACCCCGTCAGGGATTTTCACGAAAATCCGGTTCTTGCAGATCCGGGCCTTGACCTTCCCGTGCATTGTAGGGAACTCGACAGCATTGTCAAGGCTCTTGAAGATTTCGCTGGAAACTTCCTGATTTCCAGTCATCCGAATCCCGAGGATCGAGTCTCCAGATGAGAATGTGCTCCCCGACACCCAGATCCCTCGCAGGTTGCCCTGTTCGTCCCGTGTCCAGAAAGTCAGGGACGCATGATGCTGGCCTGAAGTGCTCTTGGTCTTGACCATGGTCTTGATTGAAGTTCTCATAATTGACAATCCTAAAAGGGGTGAATTTTTGTGGCCTAAAAGGGCTCGCAGGGGGATACTCGCTGTCGCGAATCCTAGTGGCTCATACGCCTATCGTATACAACCACTGTACAATAAGGCTTGTGCCCAACACTGTGTACACCAGTATCAGGAAACACCCTTATCCCCCTGTGAACCCTCTTCTCAGCACTGTTGTGTGTTTTGCTACCCGCCACGCCTGCCGGGTAGAACCGCAAGGTAGAGGCCTGTCGCCCCACCCTTAGTACTGGCCGCTCGTGTCCAATTAAGCTAGTGGCCAGACTTTGACCATAATGATTGTCTCGAAGACGTATGTGGACACTTTGTCAACAATAGTGTTGATTGCATCGGTGAAACCCAATGCTCTGACTTCCTGTTGGATTGTAGAGCCAGACGCGAAAGTGATTTCGACACAGTATGGTTGCATGAGCTTTTCTCCTCAGGGGTTTAGGGGCCGTTAGGCCCCATTGTATCAAATCCGCATTTCCCGTCAAGCCCTAGCGACGAGAAATTGTTTCTTTATCAGAAATCCAATTCAGAATATGCAGAGGTTTCTCAGTAACGGCAAGATCACCGATTCCCATTACTGAGAGAAGCGAGCCATTCCCATCGGCCTTGACGCTTGTGACGCTGGTCGTGCGTACATGGATTTCAGACTTGGTTGGTGACAGAGACTTGATCGTGAGGGTAATGAACATGCTTCGCTCCATTGTTTGTGTTTAACTATCCACCGCCACGCCTGCCGGTGGAAACAGGAAGGGAGGGGCACTTCACCCCTCCCCCTTAGTGTGGACTCTAAGCATACCTATTCCCATGTCGAGTCTCAAGACTGGGAAGCTCAGTAAAATTAGCCCAAAGGCATCGACTCCTGCTGATTTTCTTTTGCAGGGTGTCTCGGTCTTCCATAGTCCCGAGAGATAACGCCGGTCACGCGGTCGCACATGGCTTCCGTCTATATGGCCGGTTTTGCCGGAGGTCGTCCGACTATGTAGTAAAGAATTCTACTTTCTCAACATCGGCTCGCATTTCTGCGGCTTTGGCTTCTGCCGCTTCCTGAGACTGGAAAGCCCCATAGTAGATTGGGTATTCCCAAGAATCATAATCCACAACTATCCAGATGTATTGTGTCATAACATTAATTCTCTCAACAGGAAAAACCACCATAGGCCAACCACAGGCCCAATTGTATAGTAGAACACCACACAAAGCCAGTCGATTGTCTTCATTTTTCAGACTTTCTCTGTACAAATAATTTCAACAGCTTCAGACAGATTTACCGTTTCTGAGAGTTTCGCGTGGGCGTTTCTCACGGCCAGCATTGCAGTGATCGCATCAACCTGAATCTCGTGGGTGAAGCCATTAGAGAAAACGAAAGAAACAAGGAATTTTCTCATGATCAGGTATCCGTCTGAGAGTTGTGTGATGTGTCACCCGCCACGCCTGCCGGGTGAAACAGGAGGATAGGGCCCTTTCAGGCCCCTCTCCTTGTGCGACCGAGTAGGTCCCCCTACGAGAGAGCATCCTGAATGGCATAGAGCCGCTCGATGGGTGCCCACTCGGCCTCCAGCATCGCCTCATACCGGGCGGATTCATACAGGTCATCTAGGCGTGCCGCCTCACACTCCCACGCGGCGTTGTCTTCCTCGAACTGCCGACGCAGCTCGGCGTAGGCCTCTGCGATTGGCATGGCCTGAGGGTGGGTGCTCTCGCACTCCATTACGGTGTCCCCGTCCTTGAGACGCCAGTGGACGTCACCATGGAAGTAAGGGTTCCCAATGAAGCCAAAGCCAGTAGCGTAGCCAGCCATGCCGGGGGTAACGATCATAGTGCAGGTCCTGAAGAGTGTCTGAAGATGGTAACAACTACCACCCGCCATCCTTGCCGGGTGGAGCGGGGAGGGAGGCCCCCGTCACCCTCCCATAGGGTGGGCTGCATAGTCACCCTTATAGGGTGACCTACTGCTGAGCCTTACGGGCAGCCTCCTGAGCTGCCTTGTGGGCGGCTATGGGCTGGAAGCTAGGGGGTAGTGGCACTGGCACGTAGGTGGAGCGAGGTGCCTTGCCAGTAAGCATACCACGCTGAATAGCCTTGAGGGAGGTGATCTTGATGTACTGCATGGGGTGTATCCTAAAGAGAGTAAGGGTGGGGGCTTTCGCCCCCTACAGGGAAAGATCAAATTGTACTAGGCCTCAACACTATCCCACCCTACGGGTGCGGCATTAGCTGCCCGCATCTTTTCAGCGATAGCCATTAGTTGTTTATCGGCCTCACTCCTTAGGTGCATTGGCATCTCCCACTTAGGGGGGGAGTAGTTGGTACTATGCCATGCACAGAATTCATCAGTAGTAGGGTTGCCGCCACGTACAAGCGCAGACATCGTTGCATCGAAGTCGAAGCCAGACTTTTCTTTGATTTCGCAGAATTCGATCATCAGGTCAGACAATTTGCCCATTTTAACTCTCCTCAGGGGGTGAATGATAGGGGGATTTTAGCAGATTCCCCGAACTGTGTCAAGCCTAGTAATTGCCTTTATCACACCAATCTTGGTCGAGATATTCAGGAGTCGGATCGTAGACCGCTGTTGCGGTCTCGACCACGTCTGCGATCCAATTCTGCATTTCAGCAGCTTCGGCTTCCATCATCTCGTAAACCAATCGGTCATCTGATTCGATTGCTGTTTCCCTGTCATCGTATCTCATGATCGTTTTTCCTATCGGGGGTTAACTCTTGAACCGGGTGAAGTATAGCGTTACTTCGTTTTGATTGCAATAGCAGGAGCATAACTTTTCACTTTTCGAATCAAATAACTCATTTCTTTCGAAGTGAAAACTACGTCGCCTCGTTTGGCGATATGGTAACAAGCTGCGGTTCCGATGAGGCGGGATGAGAAAGTGAATCCGTTGATTTCCATGACTGTTTTCCTTAGAGTGTTTTGAATTGACACGCGGATCATACCATACTTATCGGCCATACGTCAATGCTGGCATCAATGATTCGACCAAAATAAAAAAAACTTTTCTGGAATTGGTCGATGGCGTAGGAGGGGTGGGGTTTTATCTCCTTAGGGGGAGGGGTCTGTACAGGTATGTTAAGATGCCGGGGCCTGCTCAAAAGTAATGTCCCGCCAAACCCAATTAAACCCCACCCACGCAACGCCCTAGAAATCTCGATAGCGTAGACACATGGACCTCGTACGGCAAGGCCATAGCTATCTCCCTTAGCGTCTTCCCGTCATCTTTCATTGCTAATATTTGATCCCTGAATCGATCCAGCTTGCTCCCGCGATAGCTCATATTAGCTATTCTCTTCGTGTTAAGCTTGCAACTTTCCTTACATGATACGCTCACTAAATGGTCAGGATTACAGCACTTAAAGTTCTTGCATTTTCTCTGCACCATATAGGAGAAGTCCCCATAATGATACATGTAGGACACGCGATGGGGAATAAATTTTTTCCCACATAATGATATGCCCGGCTTTCCATATTCCCAGCATCCAGATTCCATTATAACTAAGTCAGGCTGCATCTTTTGCCAGATCTCTGGATAATCAATGTCCTTGTCAGAGACTACTGTACGGTTGTACAGACACCATGAATCTAGACCAGACATGATTTCATTTTCCCTCCTTAGTAAGTCTTTCTCATCACAGTCTTCTATATAGGCCAAATAAAAACCATACTTGCCCCAGTCATTCTGAAGGTCTACATTCTTGTGCGATCCCCTGTCAAGCTGAGATATATGAGTCTGGAATCTAGAATGTACGTTCGTGCTAGATCCTATGTAGACCTTTGTGCAGTCAGTTCTGACTATCGCGTAAACACCACATTTATCCTTGAAGAAATCTAAATCCTTCTTCCCAGATATAAATTTCCCAAAGTACTTAGTCTTTAACTTATAGTGTTTTACTATAGATTTAAACTGAGTCTTAGAAATATTGTATTTCTTCATCAGGTCATTATTGGTCATAGTAGAATATTCAGCAACTAAAGATCTAGTCTCTGCTGCCGTCAGCGGGTTATTGTTGCTCAATTTGCCAATTGGTCTAGCCATTATTCTTCCTTTGCTAAGATCGCTACTTCGGCTGGATATCCACGATATATACGCTTATGCAGCGTATCATAAGACACCCCACACCTAGGATCTCTCGCCCACTCTGCAATAGTGAGAGTCTCCCCAAAAGCTTCGACTCTTACGTTATCTACTCGATTATTTGCGTTTTCGATGGGTGACATCCTACGTAAGTTGGATGTCCGGTTATCTAACCGATCCCTATTAACGTGGTCAATGACGATCCTAGGATCATCCTCGTTCATAACCATTCGGTGCATGCGGACTGTACAGCCGTCCACTACGGCCACCGCATATGTGTTCCTCAAGAACCACTTGTATCGGTTGAGCCGAACATAATCTTCCGGATCAACCTCTGCATACTTACCAGCACCAGCAACACCAGACAACCAGAGTTTCATGGCCACGCCTTATAACAATGATGTAATAGAAAAGAAGGGGTACTCCACCCCCATTATACGCTATTTCTTACTAAACAGCCCCAGAATTAGCTAAATGCGTATATAATAATGGTACACCTTCTCTTTTACCGGAGTCCTACGGACTCAAGAGGTTGATAATGAAAGTTCTTGTTCGTGGCGATAGCCACTATATAGCTATAGCTACTGCAGATCTAAAGAAGCGAATTGAAGATGAGCTTCTTATACCCGATCCCCCAAAGGAGATGGCGAAAGCTATCCTAGGTAAAGTCCGTGAAAAAGCTGACAGAGATTCCCAAGGAACACCTTGATATTATCTACTTCGTCGTAGACAAAGTCAAGAAGAAACCTTTCTCGTTTATGACCGAAGAGGATATAGGACAGGAGGCCATGATCATAGCCTGCCAACTTTATGATAAATGGGACAGGGTCCGTTCCTTAGAGTTCTTCCTAATGTACTCCGTTTCAAAGCGACTCATCTCCTTATCACGAAGTTACTACAAGAATCAAGAGAAGAGGTCTGTTTTAGATTTCTCTGAGATTCTGGAGCACCCAACCGAGGAACACGACTTTATTACTCCTGATCTAGTTGATTATATCCTCGATAATCTCTCAGTGAGTATGAGGTCTGACTATCTAAGATGGGCAAATGGGGTGTCTCTGCCTTCGGCAAGACGAGCAGCCCTCATTAAAGTAGTGAAGGATCTAGTCGATGGCCAGTAATATAGCTAAGGCTAAGGGTAGACTAAGTAAAGCCGAGTGGGACTACATCGAGAAAAACTGTAACAAGATGACGGCTGACCAGATGGCCAAGAATCTTGGTCGAGATATCGAGCCTGTTAGGCTCTATCTGCAAAAAATCGGCAAGACTAATAATAAGAAGGAAGCCTTTGAGGTTCAGGCCGAATACGACATCAAGACGCGGCCTTTCTGGAAGGAACTACAGGGACAATTCAGTAAAGATGAACTAGAGATGTTCCTTTACCACTGGAAGCAAATTATCGCCCAGTTCCGCCGAGATGTACTCGCAACTGAGGAACTTCAGATCATTGATACGATCAAGCTAGAAGTATTGATGAATAGGGCGTTAAGGGAACAGCAGCAGACAATCGAGACCGTTAGAGATCTAGAAGAGCAGATTGCTGTAGAAGACGCCAAAGCGGTCGCAGATCGCGACAAGGAGCATCATTTCTCTTTACAGAGGCAGATCGCAAGTTTGCGATCGGCCAAGGAAGCTCTGAGCCGAGACTACAAAGAGCTTCAGACTAAAAAATCAGCCATGTTCAAGGACCTTAAGGCGACTAGAGAGCAGCGAGTCCAGAAGCTTGAAAGCAATAAGACTACCTTTGCAGGCTTAATGAGTAAGCTCCTACAAGACCCAGACTTCTTTGAAGAGCAAGGTAGAATTATGGAAATGATGCGTCTCGCCGCTCATGGGGCCAAAGAAGAATTAGGCTCATATCATACCTATGCTGATGGCAAGGTGGATCGTATCATTCTCTCGCATGAAACGGTTGGCGATGAATGAAAAGAGATTATGACTGCCCATTTTATAAGGAAGCCAGACTTGCTTGTATCAAGCGGGACAAGAAGAGATGCCAAATGCCGGGGTGTAAGGCAAAGAAGAAGTTAGTGGTCCATCACATAGAAAGGTGGAGCGATGCCCCATCTCTTCGGTTCGAACTGTTTAATTTAGTAACTTTGTGTAAAACCTGCCATGACTCCATAAAGGACAAGGAGCTACATTATGCCCCTTTATTCAGGAGTATCATAAGTGGACATAATTAAAGTTCTCGTTGAGAACTATGGTACTATTTCTATATTTTTAGTCAGCATCATTACTTTTGTAGTAAGATGCAGGAGGTATGTAAAAAATGCAATTAGGTCTCTTGTGCTTGGGGATCGTTTCCATGTCGTATTTGGTGATAACCCAGCGGAATCTATTAAGGAAATTCATGACGCCATTCAGACCTCCTATGAAGTCTATGAACTTCGGCAGCAAATTACAGAACGGCATATCAAAATTGGAATATTCATCTGCGACACAAAAGGCAGATGTACATGGAGCAACTCATACCTCAATGAGTTATTTTGTCTTGACTCGAAGGATATGATGGGGTTTGGCTGGCTGCAAGGCATACACCAGTCTGACAGAAAGAGAGTAAACGATCATTGGATCTACTCAATTGAAAACGATATAGCGTATGATTGTGACTATACTATTATTAATAAGAGAGATGGCATAGAGCTTGACGTGACTGCATCTGCCATGGCTGTAAAAAATGACGAAGATGTAGTTCAGTGCTATGTGGGATATATAAAGGTAAACAAGGTAAGAGATGGAAATCATACGAGACACCAGAGAGAAAAACTTTTGGACCTTCATGGAGAAGACGACAGTTCAGAAACTTGACTGTGGGGATTATACAACTAGGGCCCTTTTGGGCAAGTTTGTCATAGAGAGGAAGGCCTCTGTTGGCGAAATTTATATGAACCTTGGTAGAACCAAGAATATGGAGAGGTTTCATAGAGAAGTAGATAAGCTTCTTCTCCTAGAATCGGCAGAATGCGTCTTTGAGTTTTCAGAGTCTGATATCCACTGCTTCCCAGAGAATTCTGGAATACCAAAGTTCAGAAGACCATCGGTAAGAGAGATAGCTAGTGGCAAATACACTAGGGGAGAACGAGTTGACGCTTGGTCCGAGCTTAGAATCAATGGGAGGCATCTTAAAACCCTCGTTGATAAGGTGGCATCTAGAATGCCCGTAGTGTTTTGTGGTAATAGGCGTAATGCTGAAGACTATGTCCTTGGGCGATTTAAAGAGCTGGAACAATGTTAGACCTACTAACTCAGATCATCCAGTTTATCTGGGAACTTCTTCCAAGACCAACAATTGTTGGCCCAATGGAGGAGGCAGCTTGTTATTGGTTTGGTCGATGGGGCCGAAGAAAAGGTCCGGGCCTCTACCTAATATGGCCGCTTATTCAATATTGGCGAGTTCATACAGTAGCAAGCCAAATCTGTGAGACTGCAATTATTGCTGTAACTTCCGCCGATGATAAAGACTGGCAATGGAGGCTTGGGATTGAATATGAGATTCATGATGTCCTGAAGTATGAGACCTCGCAGTTTAGTGGCCAAAATCATTTAGAGATGCTTGGTGGGGCAGCTCTCGTCAGAATTATTAGCCAGCTATCAAGTGATCAGATTAAGGAATATGGAGTATGGCGAATCTGCAACAAGATAAAGACAAGGATTGCTGATTCGGCAGATCAACGTGGAATGACAGTACTAGGAGTTAGACCCATTATGGCCTCTCGCTGTAGACCATTCTTTGTGTCTCAGGCAGAACGACTGGTTGACTAGGGCGTAACGGCATACAAGGGGCAAGTCGGCCCTTTCTCTTTTACCGGGGCGATTAGCCCAACGAAGTGTAGCTTGGAAAAATTAACTAAACAAGTTTTACGCGAACTCAACGAAGCATACTTAACCAAGTATGTTAAAGAGGAACCAGCGTATAACCCATTAGATATTTTAAGGACAGACGATAACTTAGATTTTGAGAAAAAAGTAGCATGGCTACTATCTCAGCCTGAGTATTTTGCCTTCTTGTGTCATCACATTTTGAACGTAGACATCCTGCCATTTCAGAATGTAGTTTTGCAAGAGTTGTGGGTACGCAAGTACCCTATGCTTATTGGTAGTCGAGGAAGCTCTAAGAGTTTTATGCTTGCATTGTATTCTCTGATGCGGGCCTTGATTATGCCCAACAGGAGAATACTTGTTGCGGGAGCGGCCTTTAGACAGTCAAAATTCATTCATGAGTATATGGAGACCATATGGAAAGGGGCTCCTATTTTAAGGGACTTAGTAGATCAAGACAGTGGCCCCACCAGATCGCCAGACATGTGTAGGTTTGGCATAAATGGGTCTACCATAACATGTATTCCTATTGGTACTGGTGAGAAGATCCGAGGGTATCGCTGTCAAGACCTTTTGATCGAAGAATTCAGCTCTCATTCCCGAGAAATCTTTGAAACCGTTATTGCTGGTTTCGGTAACGTATCAGCCGCTCCTGCTGATGTGGTTAGAAGACGAGCCGCCGAAGAGATGGCCGCTGAGAGAGGGATTGATCCACTATTGCTAGGAGCCAACGACCTAGCTATGGGAAATCAAATTATCTTGTGCGGAACCGCTTTCTACGACTTTAATCACTTTGCCGACTACTGGAAGAAGTATAAGCAGATTATCAGCTCAAAGGGCGATCCGAGAAGAGTTAGAGAGCTATTCCCAGAAGGTGTTCCAGATGGGTTTAATTGGAAAGACTATTCTGTCATTAGAATACCATACGAGGTTCTACCCAAGGGCTTTATGGATGAGGGAAACGTAGCCAGATCTAAGGCGTCTGTTCATAGTGGTATCTTCAATATGGAGTGGGGAGCCATTTTTGTAACAGACAGTAATGGGTTTTTCAAACGAAGCCTGATCGAGTCTTGTGTTACTAATGAACATAATGAGGTTATTCTCCCATCTGGCCCAGTTGTATTCGATGCTGCGATAAAGGGCAATCCAGCCGCCAGATATATCATTGGTGTTGACCCGGCCTCCGAAATCGACAACTTCTCCATAGTGGTTTTGGAACTCTATCAAGATCATAGAAGAATCGTACACTGTTGGACTACTACTCGTCAGTCTCACACGGAAAGAGTTAAGCTTGGTCTAACTACTGAGGATAACTTCTACAGTTATGCTGCTAGAAAGATTCGTGAGCTTATGCGTGTATTCCCTACTGAGCGTATCATGCTCGACTCTCAGGGCGGTGGTGTTGCGGTTAACGAAGCCCTCCACGAAACCTCTAATTTGCATCCCGGAGAAGTCCCCTTCTGGCCCGTAATTGACGAGGACAAAGAGAAGCCCACAGATGATGAGGCTGGCCTGCATATTATCGAGCTTGTCAATTTCGCCAAGGCTGAATGGACCTCTGAGGCCAATCATGGATTGAGAAAAGACCTAGAGGATAAGACTTTGCTCTTTCCTAAGTTCGACCCCGTCGTTCTTGGCTTAGCTGCGGAACAAGACAAGGTCAATAACAAACTCTATGACACTTTGGAAGACTGTGTTATGGAAATTGAGGAGATGAAGAACGAGCTAGTCCTAATTGAGATTACCAAGACCCCAAATGGGCGAGATCGCTGGGACACACCAGACATTAAGGTGGGGGCCAATAAGAAGAAGAAGATGAGAAAAGACAGGTATTCTGCTTTACTGATGGCGAATATGGGGGCCAGAAACTTCTCCCTAGATGGTCAGGCGGCATACGAAAGCTATGGAGGATTCTCTAGCGGGGCCGCAGGGAAGAAAGCCAAGCTCGCATACGTCGCCCCACAATGGTTCAAGAGTGCTCAAGACGCATATGATGGATATTGAGTCTCCCAAGTCGGCTCGACCGTATTAGATTATAGGTACATAATCCAATTACGATCGGATCGAGCAAATGGCAGTAAAAAAGAGTGTTTCACAAACAACCAATGCAATTCTCCAAGACGAGGCTTTAGCCTCGTACACCGGATTGATGAGTACCTCTGCAAGCAACCGCAGATATCTCTCGCTGGAGCCGAACATATCGGTTCGCGATGAGTACAATCGGGAAGACTATTACGGGTTTCGCCCTTCGGAGTCCCCAGAGGGTGATGCTAAGGGCATCATGCGGAAGTGCGTTAAGGCTTACGATAATGTCGGCCTTATCAAGCAGGTTATTGACCTGATGGGGGATTTTGCCTCTCAGGGCATCAGGATCTCCCACACTAATAAGAACATAGAGCGATTCTATCGGAGATGGTGGCAGAAGGTCAATGGGGCTGAACGTTCTGAACGTTTCCTCAATTACCTGTACCGGCTAGGCAATGTAATAGTCTATAAGGCTAATGGTAAAATCACTAAGTCGCAGCAGAAGGATATGTCTAGGGCTGAAAAGAGAGTCATCCCATTCAGATATGACTTCCTTAATCCGCTAGTCGTTGAGGCAGATGGGGACTATTCTGATATCTTCGGCGGGGAGAAGAGCTACAAGATCAGAATCTCTTCCAAGACCAAGAATGCTATTGCTAATAAGAAGGCCGACCCATCCTTCCTAAAGGATGTAGACCCTAAGATCAGAAAGATGATTTTAGATGGTGCCGAGTTTATACCATTAGATTCAGAGAGGTTGTCGCTCTATCACTATAAGAAGGATGATTGGGCAGTTTGGGCAAACCCAATGATCCATGCCATCTTAGATGATATTACTATGATGGAGAAGATGAAGTTGGCCGATATGTCGGCTTTAGATGGGGCCATTTCTAATATACGCCTGTGGCGTTTGGGTAGCTTAGAGCATAAAATCGCCCCCACTAGAGCAGCCGTAGATAAGCTACGAGATGTATTGGCTAGTAATGTGGGTGGTGGAACTATGGACCTTGTTTGGGGTCCAGAACTCGACTTTAAAGAATCCACTAGCCAAATTTACCACTTCTTGGGTAGTGAGAAGTACGGCCCAGTGCTTAATGCTGTATATGGGGGACTAGGAGTCCCACAAACTATGACTGGGACTTCCTCTGGTGGGGGTTTCACTAATAATTACCTCAGCCTTAAGACCCTCATTGAAAAGCTTGAATATGGTCGGGGCCTACTAGAAAACTTCTGGAGGCTAGAGTTTGAGTCTATCGCTACGGCTATGGGCTTCCCATCTCCAGCGGAACTCCGCTTTGACAATATGATCCTGTCAGATGAGGCGGCTGAAAAGAACCTTTGGATTCAATTGTCAGATCGGCACATCATCTCTGCTGAGACCCTTAGGGAGAGATTCGGTGAGTCCCATGATATTGAAGAGTCACGAATCGCCAAAGAGGAAAAAGACAGGAAGAAGCGTAAATTGCCACCTAAATCTGATCCATTCCATAATGGCAACGTCGAGTCTGAGTTTGTGAAATTGGCCCTCACCAAAGACACACTCAGCATTGAAGATGTGACAGATTATAAGGCAAGAAAGCCTCCTGTCCAGCCCGGAGCCGGAAATCCTGCCGGAAAGAAGCCGGTAAAAGATAATGGCCGACCTTTGTTCAAAAAGGATGCTGGTCCTAGGAAGCAGAGAAGAGTTCTCCCTAAGAGCAAAGCAGATTTGGCTAGTACTATCTTGTGGACCACAGAGGCCCAGAAGAAGATTTCGGCCATTCTTAATCCAGTTATGCTTTCTCAGTATGGGTGTAATTCTCTGCGAGAATTGACTACGGGCCAGCAGGCCGAATTAGAGGAGATTAAGTTCGTGACCCTTTGTGGGCTAGAACCATTCTCTCTAGTAGATACTGAGTCTGTGGCCGAGGCCATGGAGAAAAAGAAGAAAATAGATGCCCATCCTTTTTACCGAAACTTTTTGGCGACCCATAATAGACAGCCGACTATTGATGAGGCACGTCAAATAAACTGCTTAGCATATGCTTACGAAGAATTTTAAGAAAAAAGCAGAAAACTTAGAATAGCTGCGTATTTAAATTATGAGGTAATCAATGCAAGTATATGAAGCTGAAAAATTAGACAACTTATCTGACGCTCTTAAGAGCGTTAGTGTTGCTATGGTATGCCCAATTACTAGCACTCAATTACTTAGTGGAGACTCTGAGATAGCTGGAATAACACTAGCTTCAATTAGTGATAGGCCAGTTCAAGCAGATCTTTACTATCTAAATTCCATTCTAGTATCGGCGGGATGGAATAAAAACGACGATGTATTCGATGTAGCAGACCTATGGGCGGCACGCGAAACACCAGTCGACAAGCCATTCAATTATATGCACGATGAGACAGATATCATCGGACATATGATTTCTTCAGCCGCAATGGCTGAGGATGGTGCCATCATTAACGAACTCCCTCTTCCAGAAAAGATGGATCTAGTTACTTCCGCCGTTATTTATAAGACTTGGGGCGACCCCGACCAGTCCAGTCGAGTCAATGACTTGATTGCCAAAATAGACGAGGGTCAATTAGCTGTATCTATGGAATGCGTATTTCGAAACTTCGATTATGCAGTTGTTGAGCCTGATGGTTCACAAAAAGTTATAGCTAGAGACGAAAACTCTGCGTTCCTCACCAAGCATTTGCGGGCTTATGGTGGCACTGGATCGTATGAGGGCTACAAAATTGGCCGCTTGTTGAGAGACCTATATTTTTCTGGTAAGGGTCTTGTAGATAAGCCAGCAAATCCAAGAAGTGTTATCCTCCCGAAGGAAGTTAACCCATTCAAGCCCGTAGATACTTTTTCCACATTGGCTATGGAGGTAGTGATGCCTGAAGATAATTCAGTGCAACTAGCAGAAGTCACAGCTTTGAAAGAAGCTCTCTCAACAGAGAAGACTACTGCAAGCACTCTAGCGACAGAAATTGGCACTCATAAAGCCACTATTGCTTCGCTTGAGACAAAAGTAAATGAACTTGAAGCCACTATTGCAACTATCTCTCAGGAAAAACTGACTTTGAGTCAGGAAATCCAGAAGATGGTTTCTGAAGTGAAAGCTGCTGCAAGAAAGAATGCTCTCGTTACCGCTGGTGCAACCGAAGATAAAGCAACTGAGTTGCTCTCTAAGTTTGCAGACGCTACTGACGAGATGTTCGATGTAGTAGTAGCCCTGATTGTTAAGCCGACCCCTGTTGCGGACACTGAGTCGGTTGAAGTCGAAGTCGAAACAGAGACTGAAGCTCTAGAAACTGTAACCGAGGTTGATGAACCAGCAGTTGTAGTAGTTGAAGACTCTGTCGCTGACAAGATAAGCGTTGCCTCACAATGGCTGCGTGCTAGTGTCCTTCAGTCCACAAAAAATTCGAAATAAGGGGTAAAGCATGTCACTAAAGGGTGATCGTTACGAGCTGGACACAGACATTTCATTCTTCATGAATGAAACTGCCACTCGTGGTTTGGTTGTTTCTGTAAGCACAGCGGGCTCAGGTGCCGCTATGGATAGTGCTGTAGCTTTGGCGACAGTAAAAGCAAATCCATCTGGAGCATATCCTCTTGGGGTTCTGCTGAATGATATGGTCAATCTTGACCTGACTCGTCAGCACTTGAACCAGCACAAGGATGAAGTCCAGAAGGGTGGCAAGATTACTATTCTGCGTAAGGGATGGGTTACTACTGATGCAATCAGTGGAACACCAGCCGGTGGTCAGGATGCTTATCTTGCTGGTACTGGTCTTATTAGTGCCACTCAGGCCACTGGGGCTCTGAAGGTCGGTCAGTTCCTTAGTTCTAAGGATGCTGATGGTTTCGCCAAGGTTTCAATCAATCTATAAGGGGTAATTTGATGTCGTTCACTAAGCCGAATCCAGAGTTCATTGAAATGCTTAAGCAGGCTGGCGATGTGTCGCCATCTGTAGCATATGCTGGTCAGGAGCAGATGGCGAAAGCCCTTCAGACTCCTCTCCGCGAAGCTATCTTGGTGGGAGACGTCACTGCTCCTATCTTTGAGAAGCTAGTTCTCGATAGTAATAGCACTGCCGAGTTTCCACTCGACTTGCTGAATCCCGGCGACGAAGTTGACTTCGTGGCCTATACGAATCCCGGCCATGGTCGGATTCCAGAACGATCAGTTGAAGGCGATTACATTCAGGTGCCAACCTACGGTATCGCTAACTCAATTGACTTTTTGGCAAAATATGCCCGTGACGCCCGCTGGGATGTTGCTGGTCGTGCTATGAAGGTGTTGGAAGCTGGTTTCGTTAAGAAGATTAACGACGATGCTTGGCACGTTCTGCTTGCCGCCGGTACTGACCGAAACATCATGGTTTATGATGCGGACGCTGCTGCTGGTCAGTTTACTAAGAGATTGGTTTCTCTTATGAAGTCGGTTATGCGAAGAAACGCTGGGGGTAACTCTGGCTCTATCTCTCGCGGTCGATTGACTGATATCTATCTTAGCCCAGAAGCTTTGGAAGATATTCGAAACTGGGGTGTGGACATTGTTGACGAAACGACTCGTAGAGAAATCTATGTCGCTAGCGACGATGGTGCTATTACCCGAATCTTCGGTATCAACCTTCATGCTATGGACGAGCTTGGTGAGTCACAGGAATATCAATCTTACTTTACAAGTCAGCTTAGTGGTGCTCTTGGCCCATCAAGCGACGTAGAGTTGGTTGTTGGTCTTGATATGACTAGTCGCGACTCCTTCATCATGCCAGTTCGACAGGAAGTTATGATCTACCCAGATCCTAGCTACTTCCGTCAGGGAAGAGTTTCGTTCTTCGGAAATTGCGAGCTTGGCTTCGCTGCTCTTGACAATCGTCGGATTTTGCTTGGCTCCCTCTAAGAGCTTAGTAATTTAACCCAAATAAGGTCGCAGAAGTAAAGGTCTGCGACCTTTTTGCGTATTTACTTACAGAGAGTAAACGCGGATCGTTGATCCGCTGTTGATTTGAGGTGGGTATGAGCACGACAGGAATAGTCACCTTTGGTTTTCTCTGTGCAATCGGCTCATTCGATGTTTGGTGTGTTGCGAGCGGCGGTGAAAAGAAGTCGGTAAGTCAGTTCATAACGAATTGCAGCAAGCGTCCTTTTCTTGCGTTCATCACTGGTGTTTTGGTCTGTCATTTTTTCGGTTGG